AGAGAATTTAAAATCATTCCTCCGTATTCAATAACCGTTGGTAAACCTTCTTGAATAAATTCGCCTAATTTTTCATATAAATTCGCAACCGTTTCAGCAAAATCAGTTACAGCATCACCAGAAAAGAATTCTTTAAATCCATCAACAATTAATTTTCCTGTTTCAATTAATTGTGGTGATGCATCTATTATTGCTTGTTTTATTGAATTGAAAATGACAGGAATCATTGATATTAATGATTTTATCAATGAAGGCAGTGCTTTTGCTAATCCAACAAATAAATTTGCTGCAACTTGTACTAATTTTGGTAAAAATTGATTTACTGCCGCAGGCAATTTGCTTGTAAGAAGAGGAATAACATTATCTATCAGCTGTAATAATCCATTCGCTGCTGTTTCGAAAACAGGAGCTATATTTGTAATAACTGCCTGCATTGATTCAACGACATTTGATACTAATTTTGTTATATCTGCATCTTTATTTGCTAATCCTGCAAGTAGATTTTCCCATGCACTTTTTAACATTCCAATACTTCCACTAATTGTTGTTGCAGCTTCCCTAGCTGTTGTTCCAGCAATTCCTTGTTTTTGCTGTACTAAATCAATTGCTGTAACGATATCAGAAAAACTATCTATTGTTAAGTTTCCTGCCATACCGATAGATTCTGCATATTCGTTAGCATCTGCAATTAATCGTTCCATCTCCGATTTCGTGCCCCCATAACCTAACTTTAAGTTATCTCAATTTATTTATATAAAAGCTTTTTATCTTTTATTTCTTACACTTCATTTCGTGCAAGTTTAGCATATCTTTTCACCCTCGTCACACGTTAGGTTTTCAGATAATTCTATAAATTATCGTGTTGCAGCCTCGTGGAAGAATTATATTCTATTAATTATTTAATAGTTTCATCTTCTATGCGTTGCCCCTGACTAAAATTTTACAATCAGCCTTCGGTTCGGATTGGCATCTCAGCGTCCCCGCTTAATTCTGCAATAAGCTCTTGATTATTTCTAATCAAGCCGCCAAATAACTTAGCATTGTATAATTTTGCTTTGCAAATCCCTGGAAAGCATTCTGGACATTTTGAATATCTCCACCAAAAGTATTGATGTTGTCGCTCATTGCTCTCATTGCAACATCTGTCTGTTTTGCTGCTGTTACAGTATCTCCACCTAATGAATTAATTAAAGCAGCACTAAAACTTGTTGCTTGCTCCATGTATTTATTAGCAGATAATCCTGAAGTTTTATAAGCTTCATTTGCTTGCTGCAACATTAAATTTTGAGCAGATTCTAGATTTGAATATTCTCCTCGTACTTGATCAACAGATTTCCCAACACTTTGTGCATACTCTTCAATTGATTTTCCTGCTGTTCCGTAAAGCTTTTGCACACCTCCCCAAAGTTGCTCATAATCTGCATATTCTTTGATGGATTTTCCTATGACTGCCGATACTGCAGCAAATGATGCCGCTAATCCTGCCGCTCCAACTTTTGCTGCTGTTCCAACAGCTCCAAACACTTTATTGATTCCATTTCCAAATTTTGATATTTTGCTTTCTGATTTATCAAGTTCTCTATCAAATTGATTACTATCTAACCTTAATGTTGCAGCTAATTCGAAAACATCAACCATTATTTCACCTCCATGTTTTTAAGGATCTGTTTAATGTTTTTTATAATTTTTTTCGATTGTTCTTCAACATTAATTTCTACTTTATCTGAATTCATAATTCGTTGATCGATATTATAATATCTTTCGCCTTCTAAGCGACAATAAGCTTTCAAGGAATCAGTAACAAAAATACGGTATGCAGTAGATGATAATTCGGTTTTGTATCTTTCTACCACATACCGCCAAAAGAATTTTAAATTGTTTCTGTTTCCTTGATATTCTGCATAACAGCAAATGAATTGTCGCTTAAATTTGTCATCTGCTGCGACTGAAAAAGCGATTTCACATCTTCATCTTCTAATACTTCCATCACCATTTTTGGCAATTGCCAAAATTTTGGTTCAAAATAATCAGGATCTTCACAATTCATAATTGCTAAAATTGTCAAAATTGAATCTTGATGATGCTTTAAAACGTATTTGACAGAAAATATTAGAGGTTTTGATTTATAAATCTTTTCGAATTCTTTATCTGCAACAATTTCTGTAACTGGATCTAATAAATCAGCTAAAGCATCAATCGCTTCTTTTCCACGCATTTGAGATAATTTCATAAGCTTTCTCCTCTGTTTTTATTTAAAATTAAATTAATTAAGCTCCAAGTAAAGTTCCTGTTGCTATTATTTCAACATCATCTGTAACTTCAGCAATCGAAATTGCTCCTGTTCCAGAAGTATATGCTGTTTCAGTTATATCTGTAGTTCCCATTATTACTGTAACATTTGCGATTTCATAGCCTTCATCAGCCGATAACGTGCCTTCAAGCGGATCACCTGTTGCAATATTATTTGCAATAATTGTTGATGTTACATGTAATAAAGTTTGTTTAATCTTTTTATACTCATCTTCAGATGGATCACATGAGTAAAATATCATTGGCACTTCTTTTTGTGCATTTATTGAAACATGACCTGTTAATTCTAGTGCAATAGTTCCTTTTCCATTTTTTGTTGTCTGAAGAGAAAATCCTGATGTTGCTAATGCATTTTTTAATTGAATTGCAACTAATCCGCCATCTGCTCTATCTCCAACCCACCACAAATCTGAAAAATCAGTTTGTAATAAATCTGCACGAGGAATAATCTTTGAAGTGTTTTCTGCATCAATGTCTGCACAACCCAAAGCAAGTTTTATTAGTTTTGGAGAAGTTCCCAAACTTGTCGTTGATAATTTACATTCCCAACTATCAAGATGCTTCAATTCTTTCATGTTAACAGGAACATTATCTATATCTTCTCCCATATCTGAAAAAGTAGGAGTACATGAAGCTTGGATGCCTCCAGAAGTTGCACATATTATATCTTCATCCTGAGGTTCAGCAGGGATATCAGGATTAAATCTTTTTAATAAAACACCTGCATCTAGTTGCAAGCCTGAAAACGTATCTTGAGGAATTACAGTAAATTTTCCCATTTTTTTCCTCCTTTTAACATTTTAATAACTACATAAATACTCAATTGTAATATTTAATAACACTCTTTTTACTAATTCATCTGTTGGATCACTCATTGTTTGCATAAAAGGTTCACCACTTGTAATATATAAATATCCATTATCAAATTCTTGTATATAATGACCATGTAAATTAATTTTTTTTGAAATCTCTTCTGCTTTATCTATGATTTTTTTCCATGAAGTTGATTTATACCAAATATTTGCATTTAATAAACATTTAACATCTAACATATCACTTTCATTTTGATATGTTATGTAAGGCAATTTTGCGTCATCTGGTACAGAATTTTCTTCATATGCATCTATCCCAAAACTATTCCAAAATTGATGTAATGCTTGAGTTTTATTCATAATTAATCTCCTTCTGGAATAATCCATTCTTCCGCTGCAACTTGTCGCATGTTTAAATTTGCAGATTCAGGAGTTTTTTTATCATCACCATCTGATAAAATTCTAAATATCTTTTTATCTTCTTCTCTTCTAAAGACATCATGAAATTGTAAATTGATATTTTTTTGAGTTGTGATTGTATATTTTGCAGTAACTCCTTCTTTTTCTGCAATTCTCGCCTGCATTGATGTATCTAATGTTATCGCTGCTTTAAATTCAGCTCCATCAACATATTCAGAAAAAAATCCTCCATAATTGTCAGAAACAGAAATTTTATCAAGCATTGTACAAGTTGTCATTGCTTCACTTAACAAACTCATAATAATTAACCTAACTTTCTATAAGCTTTTAATCTATTTCCGAATTTATTTTTCCATGAAATAGATTCTCCATTTTTATTATTAGAAGAATTGCTTTTTAAAGTATAAGAGTATCCGCCAAAAGATTCTGATTGAAAAACTCCATTTAATGCATCTTGATTTTTATCTTCCCATGCTATTATTTCATCTTTTAATGCTAATACATCACGAGGAATAGCCAATTTGCTAATTATTCCATTAAATTCTTCATCTTTTAGATATCTTTCAAGATTTTCTTCATCCACTTCTTGAATTGCTTTAAATTGCCAAATTCCGTCATTATAAATACTTCCTTTTATCATAAAATATTGATCATCTAATAATCCTATTTCATGATTATCTAATTCATGATTTTTTATTTTTATTTTTCCTTCAAATGTATCTTGCACGAAATAATTATGAATATAATCAAGAATTTCTTTTAATTTCAATTCCATAATCTTCTCCTTGCACTTATTTACTCTTATTTCTTCTTTTTTCTTCCTCTTTTTGGTTTTTCTGTTTCTTCTGTTATTTCATCATTTTTTTCTAAATCAATTCCTTCTTTTTCATCTATATCTTCAAAATCTTTTATTAAAATTGCTTTCTGTAAATTATTTTTTGTCGATAATTCATTGATTCTAACAAGGGATGGCTCGTATCCAAGGCGGGGATATTCATCTCCCGCCTCGTATTTGTAATTATTATCTTGTAAATCAACAAATCTTTTTACTACTTTATACAAATTTTAAGCTCCTTCAGGATCTGCCAAAACTAAATCTTTCAAAGCAAGATACTGAGTTGTTGTATTTGAGCCATCTGATTGAACAACTGCAACTTTCTGTTTTGTAATATCTGTAATCTTGAATACTCCATTTCTATCTGTATCTGATAAGCATTCAGCTAATCCTGTTTCAATTGAAGGCATTAAACCTACTTTAAGACTTGTTACTGCTGCTGCTGGGTTTGACCATTTAAGAGCTAAGAAATATCCAGAACCTTTAAGAGGTCCTTCATCAGCAAGACCGCCTTCGATATATTTTAATGTACCTGTGATATTTCCATCTGAAATTGCAATATCAGATTGTAAATCGCTTGCTACTTTTCCTCCGTAAAGTGTGCCAAAAGCATCTGTTTCAGCTGAAATTGTTAATGGAGAATATACATCAGCAATTGTAATAACCGCAATTCCATCTTGATACTCTGCCCAAAGTTTCATTCCCATTAATGCGAAAACTTCTCCAACTGCTGTTCCATAATTTCCATTTGCGTGGAATCCAATCAAGTTAGTTTCGCCATCTGTTCTATAATCAAGACCTAATTTCTTAAAATCAGAATCTGCTGGATTAATATAATACAAATCAATATTTTCAACAGGAGTTGCAATAACTGTTCCTCTTGGTATAAATGGCTCAGACAACAAAAATAATGTGCTAAATCCCATGAAATCTTTTACATACTGTAAACCAAAAGCAGTTTGAATTGTAATATTTGTCTGTCCGATATATTTAAATACGTCTAAAACATTAACAAATCCAACAATATCTGTAACATCTCTCTGTAATTTATTAAATTTATCAATTACTTTTCCTCTTGCCATTGCTAATGCCATTTGAAATGTTGTTTCGGTTGATGTTAATGTACCTGTTTTTATAAAACTATAGAAATCATTTAAAACTTTATTTTGTAATTCAATTAGAAATGCATCATCTGTTTTCTGAATTGCAATATCTGCACCCCATTTATTAACTGCTTCGATTGATGTTGCTTTTGCATACTTTTCAATTGTTAAATCTTCTTTATATGCAACACTAACTTTATATTCTGTATAAGGGATAACTTCACCCTCACCAACAGAATCTTCTAATCCATTGACTGATGTTGCTGTATATGTTTTTAAAGTTGTTCCATTTTCTTTAACGATTGGACGTGTGATTCCTAAAATTTGCTTTAAGGCATCCCAATTTTTTGCAAAACGTGTGACAAAATCAATTTCTCTTGCTGCAACCTGAAAATCAGTTGTTACTGTTAAACCTTCTTTTGCCATGTTGAGCCTCCTTTTTATTAATTATTAAATAATTCCAAATTTTTGGCGATTTGCTCTTGTCTTTCAACTGGATCTTTTATATTTAAAATTTCTTCTTTACTTGCTCCTCCAAGATTTGTTGGTGGATTTTCAGTTTTTAACCCTTCAACATGAGTTTTAACTATAAATCCTCCCCATTTATCTTTTATTTCTTCTTCAAGTTCTTTTGAATCTTTCAAATCGCCTTTTTCATCAATTTCGATATCATCATACTTTGTAACTTCAAGTATTGCTGATAATTGTTTTTCGCTAATGCCATTTTTTATCAATAAATTTTTATATGCTTCTTTTTTTGTTTCCTGAATTCTAGAATTTTCTATTTCTTCTTTGTATTCTTTAAATTCTTTTGATAAATTATCAAATTTATCTTTCCAATTATTCTTTTTAACATCATCAGCTAAATCATTATATTTATTTCTTATTTCTTCACTATCTTTTAATTGTTCTTCTAATGATTTTATTTTTACTTTTAAATTATCCTTTGCTGATGCATGCTCTTCTATAATGGCATCAACCTGTTCATCAGTAAGTCCCATTCCTTTTAACATACTTCTAGACAATGACATAATTTTAAACTCCTTTACTTTGTGAATTTAACTTTATCACCAGAATTTTTTATAGATTTGTTTATACAAATTAACCTTTTGTATATACTTTTATTATAAAACATTTAAATATTTTTTCAACTATCTAATATTTATTAATTCTTGCTGAATTATCAATTTATAATTTTTTAATCCTGCTTTTAATGCAGGTCTAAAATATCCTTTTCCGTTATTTGCTGCTGGCATGTTAATAGTTCCGAATTCTTGGTAAATGCTATATTCGAGACTGCTCCCTATTGTTACTTTATCTTTTGCTGGAATAAAATCAATTGAATTTTTTAGATTTCCTGTATCTACTGGTGCAAGCCTTGCAACATCATTGCTTGCCTTTATCCCAATTATTACAAAAGCTCTTTCTGCTGCTGCATCAACTTCTCTTTGTATTCTTGCTTTATTATTTTTTACGATTCTAAATGATGAACTCATTAAAATCACTTCCTTTTTCTTTTTTTTCTTGGTTTTTTGTATTTTGGCAATGGTTCTCCTGTTTTTTTCTCATACCATTCTTTATAATTCATATTTTCAATTATTTCTTTTGATTCATTATCTCTTCTCAAGTTAATTGATGATGGATAACCTACAATTTCTGCATCTAATCTGCATCTGCAATTGTAAACCAATGATGGATGAGCATGTGGATCTCCTGGAAATCTTATTTCCATTCCTTCAACTTCAAAACTCTTATTCATATTTACAACTTGTCCATCCAATATTGCATGTGCAGTTCTTGTTCTAAAATCCAAAGTTGCATCCCATCTTTTTTTTATTTTTATTCCCATTTTTTCAGCATCTTCCATTCTCAGTAATCTTCCTTGGTTTCTCGCTGAATTTAATGATGTTCTGGCATGCTTTTTCATCTCATTTTCATTTCTATTTGTTACAACTTTAGCCAATCTTTTGGCTAATTTATCAACTGATTCACCTTGAATAATAGCTTTTGCAACTTCTGTTTTAAAATTTTTAAAATTCCATTTGATATCTTTTGATTTATCTAATTTTTTGTATGGCAAAATATCAGCATCTTTTTCAATTATGTTTTCTATAGTTTTATTGTCATATACATGAAATCCAATTTCAAAAACTCCTGCATCTTTTTCAATTACAAAAGCCATATAATTATAATTTTCAGTAAAAATATCAATATCTTTATCTCTGATAATCTTATATGCTTTATCATTGTATTGATAAATTTTATTTGCAAGAATTTCTTTTCTTTCTCCCCACATTTTCCCTTGGAAAACTTGCCCTTCCAGCCATCTTTTATATAAATCCTCTCCAAGTTTTCCATTATCATATAATTTTTTTATTCTTTTATAGTCTTTATCGGATACTCTTCCTTGAGCATGCCACTTTTCCCATCTGTTCATTTCATAATCTTCTAATTCGCCTGATTTTAATCTTTTAAGCCATTTTTCATTTTTCTTTTCAAACGAATTAAAAAAATTATCCATTTTATTTTCTATATCTTTTTCACATAATTTATATAATTCATTTAATTCTTTTTCTAAATCATGATATACTTTATCTTCATACTCTTGAGTATAATCTAATTTATTTTTCCTTTTTTTCATAGATTATTCCTCTTTTTTTTGATTTCTATCTATGATTTTATTACTATCTTCATCATCTTCATCATTTTCTTTATTAACTAAATTTATATCTTCGTTAAATCTGTTGGCACTCTCTTCTTCTTTTTTCTTTAAGATTTCATTTATTTCATCAATTGATACAAATGGCAGTTTTTTCAACACTGTTTCATCGTCTAAATATTCTGATGCAGATAACACCATATCTGTTTGCTCTTTTTGATTGCTGATTCGATTTCTTTT